GTTAGTTGGAAGTGGGAGGATGCACTGCGGGTGGTCGATACTCATCCTCAAGATATGCTTGATTGGAATAGGGACAAGAATAGATTGGGTCTGAAAATGATGCATGAAAGGGGAATGGCGCCCAGATTCGCAAAGGATATTGTTAAAGAGATAAAGGACTTCTTTGTAGACCAAGCCCCAAAGAAATTTAATGACGAGTATGACAAGGGTCATCCCAATGCCACGAATATTGCATTTGTTGGAATTGGAAAAGAATCTGGTTCTTATCCGAGACATAAAGACACTATGGATGTGTTCATAGTACAAGTAATCGGAGAGATTAAATTCACTATCGGTTATACCGAAGAACCATCCGATGCAGACGAAACTCGTATTCTGCGGCCAGGAGATTCTGTATATATTCCAAGAGGGACGTGGCATCACATACAACCCTCAGTATCACGAGTCACATTCTCATTTGGTTTTGAGAGTGACGCTGACTGTGACCCATCTACATTTATATAAAAAAACTTGACTTTATAAGTTAAAAATGTTATATATAGTAGTGTCACGAAATCCATCGAGAGTAGTGACAAACATAGGAATGCCGAATGGTCGGGTTCCTATTCATCTTGCTAAATTAATATAGGAGATAAAGCGACATGACAAATCTAAAAGTAGGTAAAAATCTATTCCCACGTTCCGCATTTATTGGTTTCGACCATTTGTTCAATGAACTGGAATACGCAACTAAACACGCCAATGACCATTATCCGCCTCACAACATAGTGAAGTTAACGGAGGATGAGTTCTTAATTGAGGTCGCAGTTGCGGGATTCAAAGAAGATGAACTAAATGTAGAACAGAAAGAACGCTCATTGACCATTAGTGGTTCACATGAGTCTAGAGACCGAGAAGTAATACATCGTGGTATATCCACCAAGGCCTTTAGGAGACAGTTCAGACTTTCGGAGTATGTCCTAGTATCTGGTGCTTCACTCAAAGACGGTATCCTTGCAGTTACGTTGAAGTTAGAAATCCCACAAGAGAAGCAGCCTCGTAAAATTAAAATTTCATAAATTTTTCGAGGAAACATACATGAAAACCGACACCAAAATGGAGTTCGGGTTAGCGATTATCAGCGTAGGACTGATGATGATTGCTTTACACCCCTTACTCTAGTTAACTGAGGTGGGGGAGGGAAACTTCCCCCATCACTTGAGATTATATGAAAGCATACATGATAGCAGACCTGAACAATCCGACTTCTGTGAAGTATACAGAGATTGCACTGGAATCATGGTCAAAACAATCCCTTCTTGACATTGAAGTCATTCAGTGTTATACTCCCGATACTATATCAGAACTAGAACCCCTCTACAACTTTCAGACCTTACTCCAGAAAATGCAGAAGGGTAAAGAGAGTACTAAGTCAGAACGGGCGGGTGATATAACCCATTGGCAGTTAATCAAGAAACGTGCAGAGAGTAAGTCTAGATTCTTTGTTATGGAACACGATTCGTATCTGGAAGATGTTGAGGAGTTCAAACGTCAGTTTGATTTCGCTATGGAACATGGACTTGATTGGGCGAACCTTGGATTGTTTATGTCGTGTTATTCATTTTCTCGTAAATGTGCAATATATATGAATGACTTATTATTGAATCAAGGATTTCCTCTCAATGGTGGGCCTTATGGTTGTACCGAGAGACTGGTAAAGACTTACTTGTCTAATAATAAAACCGACAAACGTCACAATTGGATGACACATCATCCTAATTCCGAATGTGTGTCTGTTGGTAGGACTTCGAAGGAACTGTACGAGACTTACAACTTTCATGGCACTAACTGCGACTTCACAAGAGCGTCTACCCAAGTGATATCTAAGTCTTTGGGTGTCACCCAAGAACATAATGGCATGACCAAAAAACCTTGGTTGAGAAATGGTGGAAACGATTTCAAAGTTATCCCTTGACATTTAGTTCTCCATCCTGTATAATGTGTAACATATGACTACGGAGACCTTATGGATTTTTATACATCAATTGACCGATATGGTTCAACCCTCTTATATCGAGGATACTCGGGCGGACAACGAGTAAAGAAACGCATCTCATTCAAACCCACTATGTACGTGAATGCACGTAATAAGAATAGTGAGTGGAAGACACTGGAAGGTCGATCAGTCGAACCTTTACAGTTTGAGACTATGCGTGAAGCGACAGAGTTCAGTAAAAGATATCAACACGTAGACAACTTCAAGGTCTATGGACAAAACAATTTCATCTCACAATTTATTGCAGAGAAGTTTCCGAGAGACATTAAGTTTGATCGTGAACTACCTGTAATCACCACCATCGATATTGAGGTTGCCTCCGATGAAGGATTCCCCGAACCAGACAAAGCAGACTATCCAGTTATCTCAATATGTACCAAATCCAGTAAAGAAGACTTCTTTCGTGTGTGGGGTCTGGGTGACTATGACCCACCTGAGAACGCAATCTACACGAAATGCGACACTGAACTCCAACTACTAGATCAGTTCATAGACTACTGGCAGAATCATGGGTCACCCGATATCGTCACTGGTTGGAACACCAAGGGATTCGATATTCCATATCTTGTTAACAGAACAAGAAAGGTAATCGGAGAAGAGTCTACCAAGAGATACTCGCCATGGGGTGTTGTGTCCTCACGTACTGTACGTGGTAAGATGGGACATAAAGACGTGGAGACCTATGACATCATGGGTATTGCACAGTTGGATTACTATGATCTGTTTCAGAAGTTTACTTACAATACTCTTGGTCAACAAGAATCGTATCGACTAGACCATATCGCCCACGTAGTTCTGGGTGAACGCAAACTGTCCTACGAAGAACATGGTTCTCTTCACACACTGTACAAGGAAGACCACCAGAAGTTCATTGACTACAACATTCGTGATGTTGAACTGGTTGACCTACTGGAAGAGAAACTCGGACTGATTACTCTTGCGATGACTATGGCGTATCGTGGTGGTGTGAACTATGAAGAAGTGTTCGGTACGACTACTATCTGGGATACCATCATCTATCGTATTCTAAACCTCCAGAAGATTGCAGTACCATCCAAGACCGAGAAACCTAAAGGCGACTTTGCGGGTGGTTATGTAAAAGAACCTCAAGTCGGTTCTCATGACTGGGTAACATCCTTTGACTTGAACTCCCTGTATCCTATGATTATTGTTCAGTACAATATGTCACCCGAAACTGTGGTAGATGGTCTGGTTGATACTGATGTGGAACGTATGCTCGCTAAGGTTACCAACACCTCTGGTAATTACTCGGTCGCACCATCTGGTGTTCGATTCACCAAAGAGAAAGAGGGTATCATTCCAGAGGTTATTCGCAAGTACTATGCGGAACGTAAGGCGATAAAACGTGAGATGTTGGATGCACAACAAGAGTTTGAACAGACTCCGACCAAGACACTGTCCAACAAGATTGCGACCCTAGACAATCAACAGATGTCGATCAAGATTCTTATGAACAGTCTCTATGGTGCATTGGGTAATCGATGGTTCAGATACTTTGACCAACGTGTTGCGGAGTCTATCACTCTGGCGGGTCAGTTGTCTATCAAGTGGGCAGAACGTGCGGTTAACCAAGAGATGAACAAACTTCTCAATACTGATGAGGACTATGTGATTGCGATTGATACTGACTCGGTCTATATGCGTATGGGTAAGTTGGTTGATCAGTTCAAACCCAAAGACCCTGTTAAGTTCCTTGACAAGATTTGTTCTGAACACTTCGAACCTGTACTGACCAATGCATATAAAGACCTTGCAGACTATACCAATGCATATGTGAATCGTATGGAGATGGGTCGTGAGGTGATTGCAGATCGTGGTATCTGGGTTGCCAAGAAACGTTACATTCTAAACGTACATAACAACGAGGGTGTCCAGTACGCAGAACCCAAACTCAAGATGATGGGTATCGAGGCGGTCAAGTCTAGTACTCCACAGGTTGTGCGTAAGAAGTTCAAAGAAATCTTTGGTGTTATCATCAATGGAACCGAGAATGAAACCCAAGGATATATTCGTGACTTTCGTAATGAGTTTACCAGTCTGCCCGCAGAGGATGTATCATTCCCTCGTGGGGT